CATTGTCACGAATCCGTATACCGCGAGCTTTGAAACCAGCAGGTAGATTCGCAAGCGTACCCGCATCAATCAGCTGGCGCAGGATAGAAGTCGATGCTTTCGACAACCCACCAATCATGTGGGTCAATCCAAATCCATAGAACCCAACACCCGGTAAAAATTTGTAGTGAACAAAGTAATCAATGCGTCTGCGCATTGGATCGTTTTGCTGATAGTTCCTGCGAATCGACAGAACCGTGTTCTGAGTGGGTGATAAAGTAACAATGTACGGCAGCTTGATGCCTGTCTCTTCACCCTGTGCATCAAGGTCTTCATACCCTGGTATATCTAGATCAACGTGCATCTCAAACAGTTCGCACTCATCGTTTGAACTGCCTGATGGCTTCACACCCTGAAGCTCATCTATCTCTTCTTCAATCTCATCTGTATCAACGTAGTCCGTCGCATCTTTCATCTTGGTCTTGCGATAAAAACCAGACTGCTGAAGCTTGCGCACATCGTTCATCGACATATCAATCGCATGCGTGATACGCGGTGCATTGTCCAAACTGGTGGTGCCATAAGGCACAATCAGCTTCTCAGACGGGATAAAACGAGAAACAGGCCGACCTACAGTAGGGTCAAAGTGCACCTTACGAAACGCACTGCCTGATAACGGGAGATAAAACAACAGCTGATCCGTTTCAGGATCATACTCTTTCATCTCCTGCGTGATCATGAAGTTCATGTACTCCTGAACACGCGCAGCCTGTAGATCGGTCTCAGGAGTACCAAACCCTACAGTCTGTGTTTTAACAGGCCCGCCAGATGGCAACATCTCTTTGTATGCTTGAGCCTGAAACTGTGTGACCGATTCCGCGAGAAGAGGGTGAACAACGCCAGACGCCCCATCAAATGGCTCTGTGCGGTCTTCAAACTTCATTCCAAGGAACTCAAGTCCTTCCTTGTACTGGTCTTCCCACTCTTTGCGAGAAGACTTGTCATCTTTAATATCGCCCATGCAGTCGCTGTATATGCGACCTAAGTCCTGCGAATCCATGAACTCTGCAAGATTGGCATTGAAATCAACAGGCATCTCATCTGCCATCTCATCCATACCAAACACCATGGTGCCGTCATCAAGAAGAACTTCATCGCCCTCCTCAACTTCGTCAAACATTGATTCATCTTCAGACGCAACGCCTAAAACAATCTCTTTTGAGTTGTCCTCAATATCCAACTCATCTATATCAACATCGTCTACGCCGCGTTCAATTGCCATATTGTTTTACCTGCAGGCTACTCTCTGTCTGCGTACAAATTATCAAAGATCTGTCGCGTATCCAGAACGTAATCTAAATCGGACTTGCTGTAATGTATATGCTGAGATGGCTTAAAATCGGGGGCACCCTCACCTGTCTCAAACCACGCAGGATGCGTGACCCTCACCCTGTTGTTGGGCAAGGCTACAATATTTCCCGTCCACTCACCAGCATCTAACAACTCCATCACATGACTCTGCTTGTGCTGCGCAGGGTCATCTGCAATCTCATTCTCTGCATAATCCACAGTGAACAAATACTTTGCAGGATAAAACTCGCCATCGATCTTCGCCAGCCAAGGGCATGGCGTTGCACGATCTAGAACATATACAGCATGGTGGTGACTAGAACAGTCCCAAGGCTGGGCATGATGTACCGCCATAGGGTCTGGCCATTCGTCCAAGGGGGTATCCGCAACAAGCGCGGTGATTGGCATTCTTGCCCACATGGCTCCGCCGTGGACGTTTGGTTCTTCCTCATCTTCATCCGATTCGCAACCCGTAAAGATCACCTGAAAACTCAAGCACCTCGTGGGCATGGTAGTAACAGCAATAACCATGGCGTGTAAAAACTCACCATGGTATCGCTCGTGATTAACAGTATATTCCCTTCTCACCCACGCCTTGAAATGCGGGATGTTGCTTTGTAGATAGGGCAAAGTAGTTCCTTATTTTTTAAGAGCCTTCCCGTAACCCCGTAGTGCTACACCTACTCCGCGTGGCTTGCCGCGAACCGCACCACCCTTGGAGTAACCCTTCTTGGCCATGCCTCCTTTGGCATAACCTTTCTTCTTCATGGCACCGCCTTTCGCCATACCCTTCTTGGTCATAGCACCGCCCTTGGCCATACCCTTGGACTTCATCATGCCGCCATTTCTCTTCTTGGTGACACCACGACCTTTCAGGATATCTGCTTGTGTAACGCGACCATCTCCCGTCAGATCAGGGAACTTCTTGCCACCGCGTGCACCACCCTTAGAGGCCATGCCACCATTCTTCATGCCACCGGGCATCATCATCTTCTTGCCGCCACGGGCACCGCCTTTAGAAGCCATCTTGGACTTCATCATGCCTCCGCCCATCATGCCGGGAGGGACTCTCTTTCCACCACGAGCGCCACCCTTAGATGCCATCTTAGACTTCATCATGCCACCCGTGGCCTTTCCAGCAGGCTTGGGCCGACGATTCGCGCCACTTGCAGGAGAACCAACCCTACTTGTAGTTCTTTTTTTAGAAGCCTTTTCTTTTGTCTTTTTAAAATCAGATGGCTTAGGTCTGCGGCCTAACTCATCAAATTTATCTAAATACTTTTTTAACCCCGCGTTGTTAAGAGAAAGTCCAGAGGCTGTTAATTGCTCACGAGTAACATTTGCAAGCGTTCTTTTGCCCATTGGCCCTTCGCGAGTAACATTCCTAGACGCCATAGTCGTGCCACCGCCCGTGACCGTAGGTCTCTTTGTGACCTTGGGGGGAGAAACTACTTTTGGAGTCGTTCTTGTTTTAGGCGGCGTAGGTTTAGTCGCACCGCTAGTAACCTTCGGGCCTGCCTTTGGCGGCTTGACCGAGGTTGTAGGAGGCGCTTTTGGCGGCGTAGGCTTGGTAGCTTTCGGATCTCTTGCAGCCGCTTCACCCAACGCTCTAGATTTTTGAACCGACCTCATGGCCGACTCCGCTTGACGATTGCTGCGTCTACGACGCTCAAACGCTTCTTGGGATTTTCTAATATTAGCGCCCGCTTCTTTCATCGAAGGGCCGCGCTTCACAGGCTTGGCATTGGCTTTTGGCTTGTCATCTTTGGACAACGCACTAGCCACAGCTCCAACCGCCGCAAGTCCAGCACCAACCTTGCCAACCTTGCCTGCCGTCTTAAGGCGCCTTTCACCAACTCGCTGCGTTCTTTTAGCTTGAACACGACCTTGGCGATCAAGCTTCTGATCAAGCTTCTTGGCTTCATCCTCTTTAACTGCCCTACGCGCAATACGCGCAGCTGGATCTGTAGGATTAGATGGCCGACCTTTGTCAGAAGCCGCTCGTGCAGCCCTAAGAGTGCGCTCTCTTTGAGCTTTGTCTCGAGCTTTTAATTTCTTTGTGGGGGTAAGTGCTTTGCGAACAGCCGCACCTGCTTTTGATTCGGTTCTGCCATTCGCCATATCAAAAAAGTCTTTTGTGGCTTTGTTTCTGGCCTTCTTAGTTTGAGATCTCGTTGCCATCAGGGTCTCCTCAATAATATGCGCGCTTCGCTCGGTACACTTCCTCTTCATCCTCGTCAGAATAAAGATTAATGAAGTTACCTTGCCTGAATCTTAATATCGCCTGCGTGGTCGTGTCTACATAATCATCGTGCGGCGCAAACGGAAATGCAGCACACTCCTCAATCACCTCATCCGCAAACACATGATCAGGTGCCCACACCATCCCCGCCTCAAAGACAGGACTCACCGCATGGACACGAGTCATCTTGTCATTACCCCTGCTCGGCCTGTAGTTCACAACAGGTATGCCCATCGCCCTCAACTCGTGCGTCAACGGCGTACCACTCGCCTGGGCCTCAATCAAAACCATATCTGGCTCAAACTCGTTGTACTGCTCCTGTGCAACCGCCTTCAACTCAGGGAAATCCCATCTACCCTTCTGCGCATCCAGCAAAATAATCGCCTCTCCAGCACCATCAGAGGGCGAAAACACGCCCCAAGTCGTGATCGCACTGTAATCCGCCGTCTCCTTCTTGCTAAACGCCGTGTCATAGCTCTGAATAATGTAAGAACACGGGGGCGGATCGTCCTTCTCCCACAATTGCCACCACTCGCGCTTGATAATCGCGCCCTCTTCCGACGTAGGGTTCTGCTGATACTGCGCATTCCACTTAGAAACAGGGATCGACGCCTTTACCGCATCCAATTCCTCCCGCTTCCAGAACTCTGGCCACAAAACATTGCCCGAATCTTCAAAAACTGCAGGTAATTCAACAACTTCCCACTGATCCGCGTTATTCTCCGTCTGCCGACTCAACAACCTACCCGTCAAATCAGCCGTAGACCACCGCGTCATCACGATCACAATCGTCCCACCAGGCTGTAAACGCTGTCTCGGCCCCGATGTGTACCACTCATAGCACGAATCCAGCAACGGCAGGCTCATCGCGTCCTGCTCAGAGTGCGGATCATCAATAATCAATAAATCTGCACCCCTACCCGCTATGGCACCACCTACACCCGCTGCAAAATATTCACCCCCTCCCCCGGTCTGCCACTTGCCAGCACTTTTTGAGTCAGCCGCCAAGGAAGCTTCAGGAAAAATACCCTTATATTCATCCGTATCCATAAGGTTCCTGACCTTACGGCCAAAATTTATGGACAAATCAGCCGTGTGCGTGGTCTGCATAATCTTCAGATCAGGCTTGAGTCCCATCATCCAACTCGGAAAGTAGATAGAGGCGAACTCAGACTTCGTATGACGGGGCGGCATGTTCACAATCAATCGCTTCAACTCACCCTTCGCCACACGGGTCAGCTTATCTGCGATCAATCGGTGGTGATCACCCTCAATAAAGCCCGGCCAGATGTGACGTATGTACTCCATGAACGAGTCACGGCACGCATCGCGGGCATTCAAAAGGTCTAAACGCTCCTGCAACTGAAGGATCTCCTTCATCTGCGACTCAGACAGGTGCGACAAGTTAGCCAATTGAGTTTTTTCCTAAGTTGTGCGTGGTGAACGTTATATATACACACAACTATTATGTCTACACATACAGGGGGGGTGGGGGTGCGACAAGTCGCAGACTTTTTTTGGGTCTGCGTCCTAGGGTACCTAGTACGCGACCGCGCCTTAACCTATCGGTCAG